TCCGGTGACAGAACCAGCTGCTCGACCTTCTTTGCTGTAGCCGCAGTCGTTCCTCCGGCCGGATAATAGTACGGCTTGCTCGGATTGCTGCGGAAGTAGATGAAGGCGCCACCCATCCTCGGCTCGATGCGCAGGATCATCGAGCTTGTTGGGTTGAGCGGAAGTCTTGGCTGTACATCTTCGTTCCAGTATTCCGGTATGGAGCCCAGCTCCCTGTCGGCCATCACCCTCGCCAGGTAGGGATTCGTGGCGTACAGCTTGCGGTACTTGGCGAATATCGCCTCGCGCTGTTCATCGGTCTGGCGACGGGCGGCAAGGCGGTTTGCGTAGTTCACCGCATTGACGTCGCCCTTGCCGAAGTCGAAAGAGATCATGCTAGCCTCCGGTGATGGAGTCCACGCCGTCGTTTACGCCGTCAGCGTATCCCTTTAGTTCCGCCTGGTCGATCTGTCCCTGCATTTCTGCAAGCATCCTGTCGGATTCGCGCATCGCCTTGATGTTGTCGTTCTCAGCTTGCTGGATCACCTTGGCGGCATCCAGCTGGAGCTTACCTGCGTCAACCGCACCGGCCTGTTGCAGCTTGGCTGTTTCAAGCGCCATGCGGTTCTGCTCCTTCATTTCCTCGATGTTCCACTTGAGTATGCGCTCTTCGCGTCCTTCCATGAGCGAAAGCTGGGCGGCGTCAAGCTGCTTCTGCAGGTCGGCGTTCTTCGCGCCAAGCTCGTCGAGCTGGAGCATAGCTTCGTCCAGGGTCTCCTTCATCTGTTCCATCTGGTGGATGGCGGCCGGGTCGACCTGCTGCTCTTCCGCGATGTAGCGGATGTTAGGCGGAAGGTTGGCGATAAGGTTCTTCGTCATCGATTCGCCGATATCGTCTTCGAGGGTCTTCGCAAACCATACCGCGAGAACCGACTTCATTTCTTCCGGGCAGATGCTGGCCAGTGCGGCTAGCTCTTGGCGTGCTTTCATCTGGCGCGTGATTACGGACGGGCCGTTCTCCAGCGTAAACTTGAGGTCGGAGCCTCCGGTAATGAGCTCGATGAATATCTTCGAGATCACCTGGCATGACGCGAAGGCGTGGTTGAAGTACTGCGCCGTGTTGCTCTCCTTGCTGGTTTGCTGGCGCATGATTTCCGTAGCGGTCTTCTCAGGCGTACTGTCGGGGATACCGGTGAGTGGAACGCCGACCACGTCTTCCATCAACGTGCGGACGGTGGAAATGACGGCCTGTAGGTCGCCGGTGTTGAACTGCTCGATGAGCGGCTTCGGCTCGATCTCGCCCTTCCAGTACACGGCCATGGCGTCTTCCTTGTCGCATGACTGGACCTGCCTTTCAAGGCCATCGAAAGCCCCTACATGGGAAAGGTAGGAAGCCTTTACGCTACGGCCGCAGCGCTCGATCAAAGTACTGTAAGCCTGGTTTGCACCGAGTTCAAGGTCTAGGGTCTGGTTCACGATGCCGTCGTAGTTGACCTGCTCGTGTTCATAGATTTCATTACCGCAGAAGCGGATGATGGGGATGTACTTGATGGGGAGAACCGCATCCTGCACCACCTTGTCGCCCACGATCTTGTAAAAGTGGACGCCTCCGTCTTCCTTTACGTAATAGGACACGACGGCGAGCTGGTCGGCAGGGCATCCCCACTGGGACATCATGCCGAAGTTGATCACCGTGCTCTGTTCCGGGTAGTTGAACGGCGCCACATCGGCTCCATAGAGGCGGCGTGCCTTTTTCAACCCGATATAGTTGACGATGGCACCTTCCTCGGCATCTGCGCCGGATACCGTAGTGATATTCGGGTCGAGCGCCACCGACTGGAGGTGACGGACGGATTCGAGCACGATGCGCGGCTCCCCGGAGAACTCGTCAGTATCGGTGCTAACCACAACGAAGCCGTAACCGGTAAGTACGCACTTCCTGAATGCATCTATAAGGGATGTCTTCACATCGTTATCCGCTTCGAGCGAATCGATCGCTTCCTGTATATGCTTCAGCTCGCCTTCCTTACTCTTGAGCTCGGTATGCCACGGGGATGCCGAAAGCGGGGAAGCGATCGCATTGCAGATCACGTTCCAGTTGTTCAGGCTGAGGTAGATGCGGTGGCGCCCGGTGCGATATTTCTTAAGATCCTCGTCCCAGAAGCCGCCGGAATAGCGGTTCAAGTCCTTTGTAGCACGCAGAAGCGTCTTGGAGTAACGTGCAGATGACTTCGTAAGGAACTCGTTGCACTGCTGGATGATATCGTTATTGTCTTCCATAAAACTTTCCTTTCGGTATAAATTACTTCAAACGCTTGTCCATGCACTCAAACGTGATTTCAAGGTTCACATGGTAGTCCACGAATTCCGGTGCCGGATGCTCCTGTCCGCCAAATGTACGGCTCCCCTTCAAGATGCAAGGGCTTGCCCCTGTCCATGTGAGGTTTTCCGCAGTAGGGTCGTCATACCACGGACGGATCATGAACTGGCCATTGCCATCCCAGTATGCACCAAGGTTGGCCTCGGTAGGTACGCTCATTGCGTATTCGTAGCTGCTGCCAGAATTCATGAGCACGCTCGGAATCGACGTAAGCCGTGCATTTATACGGAATCGGTCGATGCCGACACGGAACATCTTGATCTTGTCAAAATATGACGTAAGGTCATAGCATGGATATAGCTGGCCGAACCAGCAGAATGCATCGCTCGAAGCAGTAGAACCCAGCGTGGTCTGGAACAGCGTATACGGATCGGTAGCATATCCGTATCCGTAGGTCACGTGGTGGATAGTGTATTCACGCGTAATGCTAGTGCTGTACGGAAGGAATCCTCCACTGTTTCCATCATACACGTAGTCGTGGTGGCTATCTATCGGATCCAGGTTGGTGCGCTCAAGCACGATCGGTTCTTCAACCGTGGAGTAGTTGTTAGACCAGATAGCGTTGACTACCGTGTTGGTAACCGACGGCGTCAAGGTGTAATAGGCCTTAAGCGTATCGTGGATCATTTCCACCTGCGCAGTGGACGTGACCGTATAGTGCAATATGTTGCTTGCAATCGTGCAGTACCGCGCAGCGTACTTTCCGCGCACCGTCATCGGGGCGCCGATCTCGCAGTTATCCATCGCGATATCGCCGTTGACCAAGATGCCGTTTCCGCTCATTTCAGAACCTACTGCGCCGAAAGAGCTGAAGTAGGAAAGCTGGTTCACGAAGCCGCAAGTGCTGTTGCGCAAGACGACCGCTGGCTGGTAGCCGATGCCCGCTTCGCCAGTGCCGGTAAACGTGACATTAAGTTCGGAATCTTCAGCCGTCATGGCGAAGTTGCCCAGTGCGTTCAGCGTAATCGATCCACGGCAGCATTCGAAGCCGATAGATACGGTGGCGTCATGTACAAAGTCATCGAATAACGCATTCTTTACGAAGATGCCGTCAAGCGCAAGGTCACAGCTGGAATCGAGCACCTGCATGCCCACGTCGATGACAGGGTTGGACTGCTGGATACGTAGCTGGCACCACAGATCCATGCGTCCAGTAAAGTCAAGAGGCTGGAGTGTGCAGTCGTCATCCACGGTAGGGGAGATCGACTCTCCCTTGAACATCGATCCGCGCAGTACGCAGTCGACGAAGCTGTTGTTGGCCAGGTGGCCGTCAGAGAAGAGGTTGCAGTGTGTGAATGTCTTTCCGGCGGTATCCACGGTCACGTAGACATCGGCATCGGTAAAGGAATTCATCAGGCAGCTGTCGTCCAGGTAGACGGTCTGGTACGTAATCGCATCTTCCATGTTCCAGCTCGCCTTGATGACGCTTGCGGACAAGGTGGTGAAGCCGTTCATGAAGCGCGGATCGCCTTCCCACTCGCCGTAGATTCTGGAATGCTGCTTGTCGTTGAAGATGGTTCCACGTGAAACAACTATCGGGTTACGTGAAGAAACCGTGAGGAAGTTGTAGATAAAGTATGGGTTCTCCGTTGATCCGTTGAACAGCGGCTTGATGGACTTGCTGTTGCAGTAGTTGACCAGCTGCACGATGCCGGTGGTATGGTCTACAAATTCCCCTGAACTGGACTGCGGAAACACGCCGAAGTGGCGCGAATCGCATACGAGTTCCGGCTGCACGAGTATCCAGCTGCCGGTGAGTACAGAATCAGCCTTGATGACGGAACCGTTGTCGTCCGTATCGCTGGAGCTTCCGTCCCATATGTAGTACACGACCGCCTTGTCACCTGCTGAATAGTATCCGTGGAGAGCGACTACCTTCACTCCGTCGGTCAGGGGAACTTCCTCTGGAACCAGCGCACGGAGTTCCGCCATCGTCATCACGGCAGGGGCGGAGTAGGTGTTCACCTCGGACGACGTGTCCATTACGCTTTCTACAGTGTACTGGAGCGACCACATCGACTGGTCGGAAGTATCTATGGAGTCTTCGACGATGGCGCCAAACTGCCCTTCGCCTATGTACTTGTAGACAAACGCCACTACGTCGGCGTCCACGAAAACCTGGTGTCCCGTGCGGCCGAGAATGTCGGTAAGCTGGGGGTTGGAAAGCGGCACGCGGTCACGGTCGTAGATGGGCGCCTTGGTGGATCCTCCCTTGACCATGAACTGGAGGCAGCCCTGCAGCGGCTTGCCGTCGATATCGTAATAGCGGTCTCTGTTGTCAAACGATCTGTACATTACTTTCCCCCTTTAAGGGCTTCTTCTATTGCCTTTTTCAGCTGTTCATCCTTGATCTTCTCGCGGTTCTTTTCTTCAGCATACTGGCGCTTTGACTTGACGTACCCGTACGGATTAGTGAGCAAGTCCTTGATGCTTATGCCAGCAGGTTCTAGCCTTGCCCCTGCACCGGACAGCACCCTGCCTAGTAGGAGGCCCTTTCTGTACCTGTCGGCGTTGGCTCCAATCATGCGTGCGGCCTTTGCAGTTTCTGGAGCCGATTCCGCAAAGCGGTTTATGACATCGAGTCCACGTTCTGCGGAAAAGTCGTCAACCATCCCGTAACGCTTGTCTACAAACGCCAGCGGATTGCGCATAGCTTCGATTACTAGGCTGATGTCCATGCTCGGTTCCGCATATTCCGGCACGTACCCGGTGACACCGTTGCGCCATCCATTCTGGTACTCCGGCGGCAACCATCCGTACTGTGTACCCGGACGCCAGCCGATGATGTCCTCGACATAGGTGGGCTCACCTATAGCCCTTCCCTGTTTTCCTTGGCTTGACGGAACGTCTATCTTGTTGGCAAGCTTGAACCTTGACGCATTGTTCACCGCATACTGCGGATCTAGGCTGAGTTCAAGCGGATTATCGTCGGACATATTGATGCCGTGCGACTTGTTTGCCGGATCGCTCTCCATTTCGCCAAGCCTTTCCAAGAAATCGTTACGGTCGACATCCTTGATTCCGTTATTCCTGGTCTTCATGGCCTTTTCGATGAGCATCGACTCCCTGGACGGATAGCCCAGGTCCATCAGTATTTTCTGTCCAGCTGCCCACTCTGCACCTTCATCTATCTTGCCAAATGGGGCGGCCTGATCCTTAAGATATCCGTCAGAAGTGGGGTCAAAATTCTTCAGCTCGTACTGACTCTTTACATAGTCAGTAGCGTTATCGTAACCGCGCTTCGAGGCTTCCTTCGCCTTTATCAGCTTATTCTTTATATTTTCCGCCTCTAACTTGACCGAATCCATTCCGCCCTTCGATCCCCTGCGGAAACCCTGTGAAAAGGGCTTGACTGCCTCGGATCCGCCCCTGGTAAGATAACTTCCAAGGAAACTAGATAGAGCCGGGACAGTTGCGGCAGCTACACCCGCGTACACCGGTGCCTTCAGGTTTTCTTCAGTGGGGACGCCACCGTTGCGTAAAATATCGTAGAACTGCCGAGCACCTTCAAATCCAGTGTCGGTAGCTCCAAACTTTGCAATGTTTGCAAGTTCATCGGCACCGCTGAAAGCCTTCAAGCCCGGTGCCAACAGCATACCGCCAAGCGCAGCGGCGTCGAGGAATCCGGCTCCGCGCAGTGCTGCGTAGTTCGGTTCCGAGCCCTTGTCGTAAGACTGGCGGACAGCTTCACGGGAGGCTACCGGGAAGGCGATGGTCTTCAGAGCACCGCCAACTCCGGAAAGGTCTTCATCGACAGCCTTTCCGATATCGTAGTTCTGCTGGTGCTCGCTTAAAGTCTGGAGGAATTCCGGCATCTCCTTTTCGTTGAATCCGCGTTCCTTCATGGCATACTTGAGCTGCTCGGTGTTCATGTCGTACCACGAGCGCTTCCCCTTCTTCGGCTCGATCAGATCCCTGAACGCCGAAAACTCCAGCTTCTTCGACGCTACCGTCGGGTCGGTACCCTCGACGTACGCCTTGCGGATATCCTCGTCCTTGATGCTGTCCAGCAGCTCGGGGTTCTTCCCCTTGAGCGCCGATTCAAGCCACGATGCAAGCTTGTCCCTTTCCCTAGTGCGGCGTTCTTCGTCTTTCTCGCCGGGGACAAGCGTAAGGAAGCCACGGCCCTTGCCTCCACGGCTGAAGCGGCGGTCTTCCTCCAATACGATTCCGGCAGCGCGTTTCCTGATTTTAGTTTCTGCGTCCATGTCTAGACTCCCGGCTATCTGAAGAACAGGGTATCGATCGGCGTCTTTCCGTAACGGCGGATCAGTGCGTCGTTGCCGTCTACGGTAGCTTCCTCTACGCTTATCTTCGCGTTAGGGTAGCCAGGAAGGTAGTACGGCTTCTTTCCGTCTACATAAAGTTGCTGCACTTCGAGTGCGAGCTGTTTAGGATCCGTCCACTTTTCCTTTTCCTTCTTGGCCGCCCTCTTAAGGTCAGCTACCAGCCGTGCAGTACTGGCCTTGCCGTCCCAGTACTTGTCCCTCTTGGCCGCCTTTTCCTTCAGCTTCTTTATGATGTCGGTCGTAGACGGGTCGTCCCCGTATTCCGCTATGAACTTCTCGACCATGCGGCTGGCGGCATGCGGATCCTTTATCGATCCAGCCTTGTCCAGCTCGACGTCGAGCTTGTTGGCGGCCACCGTGAACGCATCCGATGGCTTCGGCTCACCGTCACCACCTTCCGGCTTCTTCTCATCGGTAGTCCATGCGGCGATGTCCTTTTCCGGCACACCGCTCTCTAGAGCCATCTTGCGTGCAAGCTCCACTGCGGTCTTCTTCTCGGTCTTCTTTGCGTCGCTGATATTCTTCTGGTCCCTTATTTCAGCCCATTCGGCATGGCGGTCTTGGAGTTCCTTCAGGAGCTTGGCCTGTTCTATGACCATGTTCTTCTGTATCTGGTCCTGCTGCAGCTTTCTGTTCAACGCATCCTGTTCCGACTGGAATTCCTGCGTAGCTTCGCGTTCAGAAGTACGGAACTGCTCGCCAGCTTCACGCTCGGAAGTGGTGAATGCTTGCTGTGCAAGGCGTGCCTTCTCCTGCGCCTCGCGTGCAAGGCGGTTCTGTTCCGCAGCGGCGAGGGCGGAATATACGCGGTTCATGTCGGAAGTGTCGTGGTCAAGGATCGCCTTCGTACGCGCCATCTTGAAGCCAAGCGCATTGCGCAGGGCTATCTGCTGCTCGACCGAAGCGATCTCGTTGTCGATATCTGCCAGTGTTCTCATCAGTAAATCCCCTTTTCTCGGTTGAGCATGACGTCAAGGTAGCTCGGGGCCATGCGTCCGCGTTCCACCATTTCGCGCAGGTAGTCCTGGAATTCCGTCCCCTTCGGATCTTCATCCCAAACCCTTCCGCTTCTCACGAAGTAGTCGTACGGATAGGCAGGGTCTACCGGATACCTCCCTTCACCGCTGTAACGTGGTAGCGTGACGGATGGAGCCTTGTACGGCACGTAGCCCTTCATGGCCTCCGACTGCTCGGCAGCGATACCGGGGCCGTTTGACGGAAGCCCGGACGGAGTGATGCCGGTCTTCGGCATTCCCTGCGAGCGCTGCTGGGCTTCCAGCATGGATTCCCTTTCGGCCTTTAGCTTTGCAAGGCGGTCATTCAGGTCATCGCTTTCAGCTGCATAGGCGGCCGACTTCACAAACTTGTTTATGGCCTCGACGTTGGCGCTACGGCGCTTGGCATCGTTCTCGACATACATCTGGCGGCGCCTAAGCGCATTTTCCAACTGGGATGCCAGTGAATCGGCTAGGTTGTCCCTTGAATAGATTCCCATCTTGCGCCTCCTTAGTACAAACCACTTATGGCGTTGGCATATGCGGAATTAGTAGCGATGCGGTCCTGGCGCGCCTTGAGAATGTCGCTCTGCTGTGCGTCCATCGTGTTCAGGTAGTCGCTTGCGAGGTTGCCCTGCATCGATATCTTCGTATCCATGGCAGCACGCTTCTGGGCGAGCGCGTTCTGCATGTTCTGGATGTAGTCGTTGTACTGGTTGTAGGCGAAGCTGCGGTCGTCCTTGTATTCCTGGTTGGCTTCCTTGTATAGCTCGTTGCTCTTTTCGGCAACCGCCTTGGCGATGGCCGCAGCCGCACCGCTGCCCCTGCCCACACCGGCACCTGCCGCCGTCTGCTGCACTGCGGAAGCGGTATCGTCGATGATCTGCTGGTAGTAGGGGTTCAGGTAGTCTTCACGCGAACCAACGCCGTAATCGGCCGCATTGAACTGACCCGGCATGTAGTAATAGTCGTCCGAGCTGTAGCCACGGATCGCTTTAGCGTAGTCGGCAACGTCGGAAGACGTACCCATCGCGCCGAGGCGGTTTCCGTAGTAGCTGTTAATGTCGTTTATGATGCGGCCGTAGTCCGAGCTGGCCTGTGACTGCGCACCGCGTAGGTATGCCCTGCCTTCGGTCTTCGAATCCTGCTCGGCCGCCGCGTTAAGCTGGTTCCCCAGCAGGTTGGCCGCTGCCATGATACCGGCCGCTGCAATTACTGGCGCCATAGTTGTTCTCCTTTAGTTATCAGCCTTCAGCTGAAGTAGACCGAAGGCGGAAACCTCTCCGTCAAGGTCAAGTGAAACTCTCGAGTCCGTTACCGGGACTGTGCTCCCGTCCGAACACTGTAAAAATCCGTCATATACCGTGGGGATTGCATAGCCGGATACCTTCGCTCCCTTGTACGCAATTACGCATACAACGTTCTTGACGACGGTGACCTTTCCCCAAGGTTCCCCTATCGATCCCCATTTACCCTTCAGGGCTTCCGGGTTCTGGTTCTCCGGACTGTATCTTACAAACTCGATCATGCTAGAACTCCACGCTGGGTTCCCAGGCTATCTTCAGGTTCTGTATCGTGAACGGGATCTTCTCGGTGGTTGAAATCTCCAGCGTAAAGTAACGTCCCCGGCCGAGCTCCCATATCGTGGTAGACCATTCGTACTCGCCCACCTTTCCTAGGAAGCCGTCGAAGTAGTCGCAGAAGTTTCCTCCGTCCCACGAATAGCGGAACACGACACGCGGGTTGAGGTCAGGGTCTTCCGGCTGGCTGATCGGGTCGTTGTTGACAAGGTTGAAGAACTTTGTCTGCTGCTGGCCGTTGTTGACGATGACCTCGGCCGAATCGATGAAAAACGGCTGGTCATTGGAAGTGAGGCAACCGCCACGGCGCATCTTGAGTATCTTCCTGCCGTCGTGTTCCTCGAAGCGGTCTTCGTCCATGCAGCAAAGGCTGTTCTCTGCGGCGACCATCGTCTTGC